TTGCTGTATAATATGTACTTCAATCAGTGGGGATTTTTATTTTATGGGAATGTTTTATGGATCAATTCGACATACAACTAGTGGTAGAAAAAAGAAAAGCAGTACTAAGAGCTCTCGACGAACTATCAGAGCAGTTCAATCAAACTCTCCAAAACCTTATCGACGAGAAACACCCGAGTACCGAAGTAATACCTCAACAGCTTCATCTACCGCTAGGCCAGAACCAAAGCGATATACAGGATCCTTGGTTAAAGGCATCGGGACAATGCACAAATCAAACGCAGTCCCAGTCATAGATGAAGAACACATGAAAGATATAGCAAGGATGAGACGATGAACGAACGACTCGCACCCAAAATTAGAGACTTATTTGATATGTTAGAGAAAGACATGGAGATTGGTGACTATGAGCACGCCGATGTAGTACTTGCTCGCCTATCAAAATACTTCTCTCACTTTGATGATGAGCACGCAGATTATTACCAGTACGCACAAGATGTGTGTGACGAGATGCTAAACGGAGACGTAGAAGATGACTACTATGACGGAGAGAATTATCTCGACGACTGGGACGGAGATGCTTTAGCATCTGCTGGCTTTGGTGTGGATGAAGACTATTGAACGTAGAAGATCTTCTCAAAACTAAGGGTATTGATTATATACCTAAAGGCAAAGATTTCGTGGTCAGTTGTCTCAACCCTGAGCACCCTGATCGCAACCCCAGTATGCGTATAGATCAAGTAACTGGTATATTTAATTGTTTCTCTTGTGAGTATAAAGGCAATCTTTTTACTCACTTCGGAGAAAAAGCAAACAAGATGGAAATCAAGCGTCAGCTCTTGAAGAAAAAGATTGACGAGGTAAGGGCTGAAAGCGTGGGTTTACAAATGCCAGAGGGGTATGCTCCCTATGTTGGAAATTGGCGGGGTATTAGTCCCGCAACTTATAAAGAATTTGAAGCGTTCATACATTCCGGTAAGGACTTTGTAGGGCGTATATGTTTTCCTATCCGTGACCGTTCTGGTAGGATAGTCTCATTTCAATCAAGAACTACAGGAGATCAACAGCCAAAGTATCTTAACACTCCTCCTGGGGCAAAGATGCCTCTGTTTCCTGTTGTAGAGCCAATACAAGGCCGTATTGTTCTTGTAGAAGGTATTTTTGACGTAATGAATTTACATGACAAAGGACTCACTAATGCAGTGTGTTGCTTTGGAGTAAAAAATGTAACTGAAGAAAAGTTACAAGTTCTTGCCGTCTCAGGAGTAGAGGGTATAGACATATTTTTAGATAATGATGAAGCAGGCCAAGGACAGGCCGCAAAAGTACGCGAGCTATGTGAGTCAGTGGGACTCGATACACGCAACATTGCTTTTGGAGACAAAAACATGGATGCGGGTGCATTAGCTGAAACTCAAGTTAAAAAACTAAGAGATAAATTATATGCCTAAAGTTGCATTAGTAGAAACTAAACCTAGTAAAACTAATTTTATACGCGAGTTCGACGGACTGGAGTTTGACCAGTTTCAGTTGTGCTCCGATCCAAATATCAAGAAAGTACTCAAGCGAGACTGCGACATTGACATGAATCCAGACGACTATGACTGGGTTATTCTTGTTGGTAGTGACGCTATGAAGTACTATACCAAGCTCAGTTCTGTTACTGAGTATTCTGGCAAGAGAGTCGAAGAGAAGTTCTTGCCGATTATTAATCCTGCTATGCTTGCCTTTAAGCCAGAAGCTAAAAAAGTCTGGGAATCAGGCAAGGAAAGCATCCTCGAGTATATCAAAGGCGAAAAAGAAGATGTAGTAATTGATGAAAGTATTGCTTTTGGTATTCAAGATACGGAGAAAGCAAATGAATTTATTCAGGCCGCCATCGCAGAAGAATGTGGATATGTTGCGCTCGATTCCGAAACAACTGGCCTCTACCCTCGTGATGGTTATATGCTTGGTATTAGCCTTTGCTATAATGGTAAGTGTGGGGCTTATATCGACACTGATTGCTTTGATGATGAAACTGAAAGACTTCTTCAAGAGCTTTTTGATAAGAAAAAAGTAATATTTCATAACGCCAAGTTTGATATGGCGTTCTTCGAGTATCACTTTCACTTTAAATTTCCTCAGTTTGAAGACACAATGCTTCTTCATTACTTGATTGACGAGAATCCCGGGACTCATGGTCTAAAGCAACTTACTATGAAGTTCACTCCTTACGGTGATTACGAGAAGCCAATGTACGATTGGATTGACCGCTACCGTAAAGAAAACGGTATTCTTAAAGATCAGTTTAACTGGGGCGATATTCCTTTTGATGTAATGAAAACCTATGCGGGGATGGACGCACTCTGCACATTCTTAATCTACGAGAAGTTTGTCAAGATTAAGCAAAACCCAAAGCTGTTATGGGTATATGACAATATTCTTATTCCAGGCACTCGATTCCTTATTGATACTCAAGATAACGGTGTACCGTTCGATCGCAAGCGCCTATATGTAGGGCAGGACGCTATGCAAACTGATATTGATAATGCTATCTCTGCCTTGTATGAAAACGATAAAATACGGAGGTTTGAAGAGATAAATGGAAAGCCTTTTAATCCTAATAGTACTATGCAGCTTCGTAGTCTCTTATTTGATTATCTTGGGCTTACGCCGACTGGCAAGAAAACTGGAACGGGCGCAGACTCTACTGATGCGGAAGTGCTCAAGGAGCTCTCGCTTCAATCGGATGTACCAAAACGGATCTTGGATATACGACAAAAGTCAAAAATCAAAAATACTTACCTTGATAAGATCATACCACAACTGGACAGAGATTCTCGCTTGCGGACTGGGTTTAATCTTCACGGTACTACTTCTGGTCGTCTCTCTTCTTCTGGCAAGCTCAACATGCAGCAACTGCCTCGAGATAATCCTACAGTAAAAGGCTGTATCAAAGCGGCACCAGGACACAAAATTGTTGCTATGGACTTGACCACAGCAGAAGTATATGTTGCCGCAGTTCTTGCAAAAGATACTGCACTTATGGATGTTTTTCGTAGCGGAGGTAACTTTCACAGTACGATTGCTCACAAAGTATTTCGACTGCCTTGCGAAGTAGAACAAGTAGCAGAGCTATATCCTGATAAGCGACAGGCCGCAAAAGCAGTAACATTCGGTATTATGTATGGTGCGGGCCCTGCAAAAATTAGTGAGCAAGTAACAAAAGACAGTGGTAAATATTTTTCTAAATCGGAAGCACAAGAAGTTATTAGTGACTACTTCAAAGCCTTCCACAAACTAAAGGCGTGGATTGATGATAATCAAAAGTTTATTGAGCAAAATGGGTTCGTTTATTCTTTCTTTGGTCGGAAGCGCAGGCTCCCCAATGTTGAATCCACCGACGCCGCTATCCGCTCGCATAGCGTTCGTTCTGGTCTTAATTTTTTGGTTCAGTCTGCTGCTAGTGATGTTAACCTCCTTGGCGCGATAGACATGGGAGAGTACATCAAAGCAAAGGGTATGAAGTCTCGCATTTTTGCGTTAGTACACGACTCTATTCTTGCCGAAGTTCCAGAGGACGAAATTGAACATTATAAAGAAAAGTTATTACACTTTGTACAGTTGGATAGAGGACTCTCTATCCCAGGCGCTCCAATTGGATGTGACTTCGAGATCATCCATGAAGACTACTCCAACGGAAAGTTTTCAAAATTGTATGGTGATTCAGTATAGAAATTTAAATAAAGTTAAGTTTCCAGTATACATCCTGCCCTCCGGGAACTGGGATAGGCAGGATGGTCTTTTATTTTTAGATGGAAAGATAGTAGATGATAGAAATATGTCTGGGGATACTTTGGGCATTCGTCGCTTACAAAGTCCTCATAAAAACTTTTATCCCCTCAAAAAGCAAGTTGATAACTTCAGAGGGGTACTTAAATCGAAAGAAAAACATTTTATAGATACTAACGGTACTCCGTTTGTCTATGAAAAGACCGAGTTTTGTAAGTTAAAGTATTACAGAATAAAGTCAGTTGTGCAAAAGGATACTTGCTCTCTTTTAAAACTAGACGGGATAAAGCAGCCTTTTGTCGTTCCGAGACCTCCAGCAGATGAGATGCGGTATGCTGGAGTTTTACACCATGGACCCATGCCTTGGGTTTTATACGAGTACTCTGAAGACCGTCGTGAAGACACTCGAAGAAAAGTATAAATTATGCGTAAAAAATCTAAAACTTTACAGGGTGCAAACTTAGAGTTGCAAGAGATTGAACCGCTCACTAAGAATCAGCTACGAGCATTCGAAAGTGACAAGAATATGGTTCTGCATGGAGTAGCAGGAACCGGAAAAACGTTCATCGCGTGTTACTTTGCATTTGATGATATGATTAAGGGTGATATGGATAAACTCGTAATCATTCGTAGTGCAGTTCCTACAAGAGACATTGGGTTTCTTCCAGGAACAGAAAAAGAAAAAGCATCAGTATATGAAGAGCCTTACAAGGATATTTGTGTAGAGCTTTTTCAACGTGGAGATGCGTACCAAATATTAAAAACAAAAGCATTAGTACATTTTATGACAACCTCTTTTATTCGCGGGGTGACACTTCGTAATGCTACAATCATTATTGATGAGTGTCAGAATATGTCATTTCACGAGTTAGACAGTATTATAACTCGAGTGGGGGAAGGCTGTAGAGTCATCTTTTGCGGAGATTTCCGACAGGCTGACTTACAGAAAAACGGACTACGAGACTTTATTCGTATTCTGAAAGCCACTGATATGTTTGATGTAATTGACTTTGAGATTAACGATATAGTCCGTAGTAATTTTGTAAAACGCTACATTGTTGCCAAGGAGCAGCTAGGACTCGGATAAATGAAAAAGTTAATACCGCTACTTCTTGTAGCCGGTTGTACTACTGTTACTGATGATCGTATGTGTTTAGATTGGAAAAGCAGTATTGAAGTTGTAGAAGAGTGCACGCCTATGTATGGAAGCATGATATGCGTCACAAAAGAAAAACCTCGCTATTGGTGTGTATTATACGATGAAAGCAGTATTGAGTAACAGAATCTTTATGGAAGCAACTCCGGAGTATCGAAAAATTCTCTCGGACGAGCTTACGTATAAGATTCCTTCTCAAAATCCAAATGATCCACCACAGATCATCAAGAATCTACAGCGGGTGCGCGAAAATCTGGTATCTATACCAATCGGACGAACGGATCTGATACCGGACTCATACGAAATTGTTGAAAAGCGTCTAAGCATTCCTGCTGACTTTCCGGAGTTTAAGTTTGAGCTGAGGCAAAGTCAGCAGGATGTTTATGACAATTTGGATGATAACTGTATCATCAACGCTTGGGTAAGTTGGGGAAAGACCTTTACAGGTCTTGCAATCGCAGGAAAACTCGGCCAGAAAACATTAGTAGTAACTCACACAGTACCACTACGAAATCAATGGGCCAAGGAAGTGGAGAAAGTATATGGAATTAGTCCCGGCATTATTGGGAGTGGTCGGTTTGAGCTTGATAGCCCTATTGTTATTGGCAATACTCAAACTTTGTACAGGAATATCGAGAAAATCCGAAAAGAATTCGGAACTATAATACTCGATGAAATGCATCACGTTTCATCGCCAACATTTGCTAAAATTATTGATACCTCTCATGCTAGGTATAAGATTGGACTCTCTGGCACCATCGAACGAAAGGACGGAAAACACGTTGTCTTCAGAGACTACTTCAGCCCGAATATTTTCAAACCACCGAAAGAGAATTTCCTCACGCCAAGTATTCACATATACAGAAGTGAGGTTAGGTTTCCCGATGGGGCGAACATCCCCTGGGCTAAGCGAGTCAATGCTATCGCAAATAACGACGAGTATCGCCACTCTGTCGCGATGTTAGCAGCAGCTTACGCGGCACGGGGCCACAAGGTACTCGTAGTGTCAGATCGAGTTCACTTTTTGAAAAGCTGCGCCGAACTGACCGGGGAAAAATCTATATGTGTTACGGGCGAGGTACCGCATGAAGAAAGAGAAACGCTTATACAAGAAATACTACAAGGAGACAAGAATGTACTTTACGGAACTCAAGCCATCTTTAGCGAAGGTATTTCGGTCAATAGTCTTAGCTGTCTTATTCTTGCAACCCCTATTAATAATGAACCTTTACTTACCCAGCTCATCGGTAGGGTTGTCCGTAAGCACGAAAACAAGAGAGACCCAGTAATTATCGACATTCATCTCAAAGGAAAAACAGCCCAAAGACAAGCGTCGAACAGAATGGGCTACTATATGAAGCAGGGTTATTCAATTAAACAGCTTTGAACATAGAAAAATACTTCTTGACAAATGCTTCAAATGAGAGTATAATATGTTATTCTATGATTGGAAAAAGATGTTTGAAGCGTCTGAGGGTAGTCCTCTTGCGCTTTTTATCATCTTTAAAATGCTTGTAACAAATGCAATACCGAGGAATAAGTATGATGACATTTATAAATATGCTGGAAAGCATTTTAATGGCCAATCCTACATTCTTCATGCAGATGTACTGCTGCACAATGCTTACAAGTATGAGTATCGCGAGATTGCCCAGTATCTTGCGTTAGCTTCCATGCGTCGGTACGCCGACTATTCAGCGACTGGGGACACTACACTTGATCTCGAGCAGTGTGAAGTAGATCAAGAATACTTTAAAGATAACAGTCTACTACGCATAGAAGATGGAAAAATTCATTTTCTATACGAAGAAGTCAAACAGGAGAATATACACTAATGGCACTATCATTTAACAAAGCCGCAGGCGGGGCTAAAAAATCGTCTATCACTTCTTACGCTTACCGTGACGGAGACAACGAAGTTCGTTTAGTTGGTGACGTACTCGCACGATACGTTTACTGGCTAGAAGGCAAGAATGGTAAGCAGATTCCTTTCGAGTGTCTGTCTTTTGACCGTAACGAAGAGCGTTTCAATAATCTTGAAAAAGATTGGATTCGTGAGTACTATCCGGATCTCAAGTGTGGCTGGAGCTACGCTATGCAGTGCCTTGACAATGGTGAAGTTAAAATCATCAATCTCAAGAAGAAGCTCTTTGAAGCTATCTTGACTGCAGCAGAAGATCTTGGAGATCCTACTGATCCTGAGACTGGCTGGGATGTCAAGTTCAAGCGAGTAAAGACTGGACCTCTTCCCTACAACGTAGAGTACCAACTACAGGTATTGAAGTGCAAGCAGCGTGCTCTCAGCGAAAGCGAGATGTCAGCTATTGCAGATCTCAAGTCTATGGATGATGTTATGCCTCGTCCTACACCGGACGCTCAGAAAGCGCTTCTTGATGAAATTCGTGAAGATGCAGCGGGCGATATTGATGAATCACTGGAAGATGAGTTCAACATCGGATGATTTTATTTACGGCAGACTGGCACATCAAGCTAGGTCAAAAGAACGTACCTCGTGAATGGGCCATAAATCGCTATCACAAATTCTTCGAGCAAGTACATAGTCTCGAAAAGCAATGTAACATGCATATCATTGGTGGTGATTTATTTGACCGTCTGCCGAACATGGAAGAGTTGGAGTTATACTTTACATTTATCTCGAATGTGAGTATTCCAACTCTCATCTATGACGGTAATCACGAAGCTACAAAGAAAAACAAAACCTTCTTTACACAACTAAAGAAAGTAACAAAAGATATAAACCCTCTTGTAAAAGTAGTCGATATGTCTTACTACGACAACGACTTTGGGTTTGGAGTACTGCCATATGCAGACCTTCACCGCAAGAACTCTATTGAACTGTTTGACCCAAAGAAGCCTTTGTTCACTCATGTTCGAGGAGAGATACCTCCACACGTCAAGCCAGAGGTGGACTTAGACAGGTTCGAGGACTTTCCAGTAGTATTTTCAGGTGATCTTCACGCACATAGCAACACTCAACGCAACATTGTATACCCAGGCAGCCCTATGACAACTTCATTTCATAGAAATGAGGTACAAACCGGCTATCTCTTAATAAACCCAAACGATTGGTCATGGATGTGGGATGCTTTCGAGCTTCCACAGCTTATTCGTAAGACAGTATCAGATCCTAGTGAAATGATACCAACCGACTGGCACCATACAATTTATGAGATTGAAGGGGATATACAAGAACTAGCAAACGTCAAGAATACTGAACTTCTTGATAAAAAAGTGGTCAAACGAAGTAGCGAGGCTACGCTTGTCATGGACAAGGAAATGACTATACAAGATGAATTAGTCGAGTATCTAACTTATATTCTGGAAATACCAGAAGAAAGGATACCGCAGATAGTAGGTATATTTAATGATTACGCTACAAAAGTTGAAATGGAGTAATTGTTTTAGCTACGGAGCCGACAATGAACTAGATCTCAGTAGTAATACTGTAACACAGGTTCTTGGTACTAACGGGATGGGGAAGTCCTCCATCCCGTTAATTATAGAAGAGGCACTGTACAACAAAAACTCAAAAGGTATTAAAAAAGCGGATATACCCAACAGATATGTAAATCAAGGCTATCATATACACCTTGAGTTTACAAAGGATGAGAAGCACTATGATGTCATTATTGATCGGAAGTCTAGTATTAAGCTTAAGTTGTTGGAAAATGGAGAAGATATTAGTTCTCATACAGCGACCAATACATACAAGACACTCCAAGATATTATTGGAATCGACTTTAAAACCTTCTCTCAGTTGGTATACCAAAACACAAATAGCAGTCTACAGTTTCTTACTGCGACAGATACGAACCGCAAGAAGTTTCTCATTGATCTTCTCCACTTAGAGCACTATGTAAAGCTTTTTGATATTTTTAAAGAAGAAGCGCGTAAAAGCACGTTAAATCTTAATAGTATCGAAAGTAAAATAGCGACGATTGAAAAGTGGTTAGATAGTAACAAATTGAGTGATACATCCATACTGCCCGTGTCTGAAATTTCTATTGAGACAATAGAAGACGAACAAGAGCTCGCTGCTCTTATGATTGAAATTAAAAATATTTCTGAGAAAAATAAAAAGATTTCTCAGAATAATACTTACAGAGATATGCTGGCTAAGATAAATATCGAAGACGCACAAAACTGTAAGATAAAAGGAATTGAATCATATGATGACTTACAGTCAGAAGTAGGTAAGTTATCACAAGCCGTAGCGGGGTCAAAGCGACTTTTAGAAAAAATGAGCAAACTAGGAGATCACTGTCCAACTTGCGAACAAACTGTAGACAGTTCTTTCAAACAGTCACTAATTGATGCAGAAGCAAAAAAAGTTGCAGAAGCAAGAGAAAGGCAAGATGAAATTGACACAAGAATATCGAAAATTAAACGAAACAATGCAGAGTTTCAACGTGCTCGAAAAATTGAAAACGACTGGCACGATCTGTTTAGAAGTATTGATGGATCTTTACCAACACAGCTTGTGGATCCTGATGAGCTTAAAAGTAGGGCTAGTGGAATTCAGGAAAGAATATCGGATGCTAAAGAGCGGTTGGTTCGACTCACACGAGAAAATGAAGCAATCACTAAACGAAACACCCGAATCCAAGTAATTCTTGAACAAACAGAAGAGTTTACTAAAGAGTTATTTGACCTAAACGAGCTCCTTGATCTAGAAGCCGCAACCACAAGCCACCTTGAGGTACTAAAGAAAGCATTTAGCACAAACGGGCTACTTGCGTACAAGATAGAAAATCTTGTAAAAGAGTTGGAAGAGCTCACAAATCACTATCTAGCAGAATTGTCCGATGGCCGTTTTACTTTGGAGTTCGTAGTATCTAATGACAAACTTAATGTTCAAATCACTGATAATGGTAACATTGTGGATATTCTTGCTCTCTCTAGTGGAGAGTTGGCAAGGGTGAACACTGCTACTTTAGTTGCCATACGCAAGCTGATGAGTAGTATATCGAAGTCACAGATTAATATTCTGTTTCTCGATGAAGTAATAAACGTACTGGATGATGCAGGACGTGAAAAATTAGTAGAGGTACTTTTGGGAGAAGACTTGAATACTTATGTCGTGAGCCATGGATGGACTCACCCTCTACTCGATAAAGTTGAAGTAGTCAAGTCAGGTAATGTTAGCAAACTGGAGCATTAATGGGACACGCACGACGGATGATGAGTAATCGTCGAAGATTAATTTGGGAAATGACCAAAGAGAAGGAGAAAGAGAATGAGCGAAGACGGAATGACCATGACCAAGGGGTTCATGATGTCGGAGAACATGAAAGAATACTTGAAAGGCAAGGTTCTTTATCACGAAACTAATGTAAAAATTTATTTCTCAAATCCTGTAGGTATCGGAGAACATCCCGATATTATGGCAGCAATAGAAGAAGAACTCGAGAAGGTAGCAGAGTACAAAGAAAAGCTGCAAGTACTACAGGAGATGCAAAGAGAGTTATGGTAGATAGCAGAGCAAAGGGGGCTCGTGGAGAGTATCTAGTACGAGACATGCTTCGAGAATCAACCGGGTTACAGTTTGAGAGAGTGCCTTCATCTGGTGCTCTTGATTACCTTAAAGGTGACTTGTATGTACCACACGCGGCAAACAAGTACTGTATTGAAGTGAAAAACTACGAAAGCTCTCCGTTGAGTGATAAAATTTTCACAGCCCCAAGAACAAATAACTTAATTAAATGGTGGAAGAAAGTAGTACAACAAGCAATAGGCGGTAACCAGGAGCCTTTGTTGTTTTTTAAATATAACCGGTCAACAGTATTTGTTGTTACTGAACTTCTTCCACAAAACACAGCACATTTTATGAAAATAGAATGGCTTAACTGTTACGTTCTAGTTGCCTCCGAGTGGCTAGAAGCAGAGAAACCGGAGTTTTTAAATGGCGTTTAATCTGACTGACAAAATGGTCAATGATGACGCAAATTCTACTCTAATTGTTGATGCACTCAACCTTGCATTTCGTTGGAAGCATCAAGGAAGAACAGACTTTCGATATGATTATCAAAGTACAGTAAAAAGTTTGGCAAAGTCGTATGATTGTAAAAACATTATCATTACCGCAGATTGGGGTTCCTCTACTTATCGTAAAGCAATCTCGCCCGACTATAAGCAAAATCGAAAAGACAAGTTCGCTGAGCAATCAGAAGAAGAAAGACTTGCTTTTGAAGAGTTTTTCGAAGAGTTCGAAGCAAGCCTCGAAGTCCTTTCGGAAGATTTTCCAGTCCTACGCTACAAAGGTGTAGAGGCTGATGATATTGCGGCACACTTAGTAAAACATCGAAATAAGTATGGTTTAGAGTATATTTGGCTCATCTCGAGTGACCGTGACTGGGATCTTCTCATACAAGAAAATGTGGGTAGATTCTCTTATGTTACTCGAAGAGAAGTAAGACTAGACAATTGGAAAGAGCACTACGACATTCCACCTGAGATGTACATCTCTATGAAGTGTCTGACAGGAGATAAAGGCGACAACGTACCAGGAATTCCCGGTATCGGCCCAAAGCGTGCCACCCAGCTCATCGAGCAATATGGCAGTGCTTGGGATATTTACGAAGCCTTACCAATTGATAGTAGATATAAGTACATTCAAGAATTGAATGCAAATGGTGAACAATTACTCGTGAACTACGAGTTAATGGATTTAATGACCTTTTGTGACGACGCAATAGGTCAGGACAATATTGTTGATATTGAGCGAGTAATAAATGGATATAGAAATTGATTTTCGAAGAGATCGCTACCTGTCCGAGTTTAGTATAAAAACTTTACAAGATCGTTATCTTGTAGGCGGGGAAGGATCTCCACAACAAGCGTTTGCACGCGCCGCAGAAGCGTTTGCAGACAATGAAGCACACGCACAGCGCTTGTATGACTACGCAAGTAAGCTGTGGTTTATGTTTAGCACACCTATACTGTCAAACGGAGGTACAAAACGTGGTCTACCTATTAGCTGTTTTCTTAACTATGTTGATGATAGCAGAACTGGTATTACGGGACACTATACCGAAAACGCTTTTTTATCCTCTGTTGGTGGTGGAGTGGGCGGTTATTGGGGCGATGTTCGGTCTGTCGGTTCACGAACTTCGAATGGCTCCGAGTCTACAGGCGTTATTCCTTTCCTAAAAGTAGTAGATGCAGAGATGCTTGCTTTCTCACAGGGTGTTACTCGTCGGGGAAGCTATGCGGCATATCTGCCGATGAATCATCCCGAAATCGAGGAGTTTTTAGATGTTAGAAAGCCTACTGGCGGTGACATTAACCGCAAGTCTACTAATTTACATCATGGGGTTGTTATTCCTGATGCTTTCATGGATCTTATTGAAGGAGCCACCAAGCATGAGGGATTTGATGATAGCTGGGATCTTGTGGATCCTCATTCAGGGCATGTAACAAAGACAGTATCAGCTAAAACCCTGTGGGTAAAACTTATTCAGAACCGTGTAGAAACTGGAGAGCCTTACATTATGTTTGGGGACACAGTTCAAGAAGGGTTGCCAGACTGCCAAAAAGATCTTGGACTAGAGGTACACCAGTCAAATCTGTGTAGTGAAATTACACTGCCGACAAACGAAGATCGTACTGCTGTATGTTGTTTGTCGAGTGTAAACTTGGAAGAGTATGACTCTTGGAGTAATGATCCGAACTTCATTCCTGATCTAGTACGAATGTTGGATAACGTGATCACATACTTTATTGCTCATGCTCCAAATGAACTTGAAAGAGCGCGATATAGTGCAGAGAGGGAGAGATCAATTGGCTTGGGTGCGATGGGGTTCCACGCCTACTTACAAAGGCACAACATTCCGTTTGAATCGGCAATGGCGAAAGGACGTAATATGGCTATGTTCTGGCATATTAAGTCAGCTGCGGAAACTGCTTCGAGAAAGCTTGCAATGGAGCGAGGAGAAGCGCCTGATGCACAAGGTACGGGGATGCGCAATTGTCACTTATTGGCTGTTGCTCCAAATGCTTCTT